AGTATTCCATTAATAAGCATTTTAACGCTTTTGTTATCTAGCTTGGAAAGTTCCTCTAGGTTATTATCAATCTGCTTACCACCAACCTTCTCCGTGTCCTCGGTTGCCCCTTTTTCTGTAGGCTCACGCTCCTCGCCCACATCAATGTCCCCATCCCCACCAGTTGTTCGGCTTGCCGTGTCTTGCTCTTTAATCGGAGGGACAACAACAACTGCGTTCTCATCTTGTGGCTCATCTTGCATTTGCTCTGGTGCTGGCGAGCCAAATGCAGGAGCTTGAACTGGTTTGTTAATATCAGAAATGGTATCGGGGCTTACTCCGTATTGTTCTGCCAAATCCTTAACTAACTTTGCCTCCAATGCTCTCTGCCTCATAGAGCTTTCAAAATCAAGCCCCTTCTCGGCGTATATGAAGCTGGCCGTGGTAAGTCCGGCTCGAAACTCGGCTATATTGGCTTGACTCTCTCTACCTAAATCTATGGAGACATTTGCTCCAAAGTTGAAAATACCCTTGGTGCTTTTGCTTCCAAGATTGTTTGCAATCAATCCCCTAGCAACTCCGTCTGCAATTACAATGTTCTTGAGGGGACGAAGAACCCTATCCTCTAGGAGTTTCTGGTATCTGCGGAAAGTGCGTCCAGCTTGTTGCATCTCAAGTCTAGCTGTCGGGCCAGACATTGAAGATGGGTCTACCGCAAAGCTATAAGGGATGCCCACACCCATACAAATGTTTCGCAAAAGAATCTTGTGAAACTCTGCAAACGCACCAGAAGGACGGCTCGGCCCATCTGGGAAAATAATATCTTCATTGACTTCGAGGTAGCTGACTTTGCCCGGTTCAATGGTTTCTAGTTTGATTCCTTGGTTGTCTGCGTTGAGGTCGTTGGTTAGCGAGGAAAGATCAGAGGCGTTATTATTATTCCGCTTTACGATTCCAGCTTGTGAGCTGGCGTATTTAGCGGCCATCTTCTCTGAAGCAATAATCTCGTAAATGTCCACGCAATCATTGATTGCTGTGTGGAAAGCAGAGATTCCCCGATACTGGTCAATGCGAAGCGGGTCATAAAGGTGAAACGCTTGGCTTGCCGGTACGGTTGTCTGAAAAATATAAGCGTTGCCATAGGTGCGAAGATAAATGTCATATCCAACTGGTGCGCCAGTTTCTTGGTCAATATGAATACCGCTGATTAGATTAAGGCTTGTGTATGTGCGATTAGGGTCGCCAAGTCTGTCGGCTTCAATTCCTTGTAGTTTCAGAGTTCCATCTTGCGATCTGACCAAAACGAAGACGAAGTCACCATCCCGCAACATACTCATCATAGCGATCTGCATTAAGAACGAGCCAGTGTGCCTTCCCGATAGATCGCACTTATCCCACCATTCATTCCAATAAGCCTCAACATCGCTATTGACCTTGGGGCTTTCTGTTCTTGCTTGATAAGAAATGTTCCCTGCACAATGACTGGCAAACTTCATCAATAGACCACGCACTAGGCCAACATTCTCTGCCAAGTCCCTAGAACGCTTGAGCAATTCTACTCGGTCATAGTTAGATCGGAAACCCTCTGCACCAGACAAAGAGGACGGCCCTCGGCGTTGTCTATTGTATTGAGTTGCGTCATATTCAAATGCCGTGAGCTTTGCCCTAGATGCCAAACGCTCAACGGCGGCTTGCGGATTAACAAAGGCAATCGCCTTATCAATTAAGTTTAACTCAACCTTCTTCACTTATATCATCCCAAGCGAGCGAGCAGGGCCGAACTTTGCGTAAGTGGTGCGAATCCTTCCACCAGTTGCTTGCTGAATGGCTAGGGTAAGTTCCGCAATCGTATCTCTCACCTCACCGAGATTCGCCCTAGAAAAAGAGCGTCCAGCTATCGAATAGCTTGAACCCGCCACCGCAATCGCTTCAAGACAAGTGATGTATTTATCACGCAGAGAAGTTAGGGTGGTGAGGGGTAGCCCAATAAAATCACCCTTCGCCATTCTCAACCTCCTCTGTCAAACTTGCGGGTGAAACTTTGAGCCGTCCGTGGAGTGCCGCCCCGACGATGTTCATACATTCGCAATCCATTAAATGATTATGCTTCCCAATTTGCTTCCACACAAGTCTTTCCCTGCCAGTCATAGGATTCTTAACTCTCACCTTCACCTCTGCTTCGATATGCACCTTCCAGACATCGGGCGTATCTAGGGCGATGAATCCATCCTCTTTGAGAAGCTGGGAGAGGATGTCTTTGATTGATGGGTTCGACCATCGCCAAATCGGGCAGAGCTTCCACTTCCACCCTGCCTTTGATTGAACTGCCTTACCAGAGAAGGGGTCGCCATTTGCGATTCGAGCGTATGGCCTTTGAACCTTCTGCTCGTTTACGATCTCGGAGAAACTGGTCTTGTCTGAGCCAACCAACGCCACCCAGCCGTTCTTGCAACAATTCAAATATACATCTCTGGTCTGATCGCCCGAGTCGATTAGAACGCACTTATCCTCAACACCAAACTCATCTTGCTTTGCCTTTATGTCGCCCCAAGTTTCTAGCCTACCCGCCCACACAAGTCTTGGTTTGCCCTCCAAATCCCAAGCCCTCACAACGCACCAAGCGTGGAAGCCCCCCGCCTCTTGAATATCGCAAGACATAATCAGCTTATCCCCCATCCGCACTTCGCCCATCTTATAAACGCCGGGAACGATCTGCATCTTTTCTGATTCGTGTTCCATCCAAGGCTCGGCTAGGACTCGATTCACAAAATCTTGCAGGCCGATAATCCCGCTGTGCTTATCTTGCAGGAACTTAACTGCCAAGCTACCGAATGTTACCCACGGAGCATATAGGCCGTTGAGGTGATAGGAGCGTCTGGCTGGTTCGCCCTTGGGGTTGGTTGCCCTCCACTCCCCCTCTCTCAGCATCTTGGTTTTCTGGCCGTCTTGAATCTTGCCCTTACACCCCTCGCACTCGTAGTAGGTCGAGGATTTCACTAGGGCATAATCATAAACTCCATCTTCGATCTTGGCCGCTTCATCCCACTTCACTTGCCCCCAAATTAGTTTTTGTTTTAATCCACAATGGGGGCAAGGCACAAAATAGAAACGCATATCGCCCTTCTGCCATTCAGCCCAGATTATTGAGTCGGCAGTTGTCGGGGTGCTGGTTGCTATGATTAAATGATTGGGGTAGGTGCTGACTCGTGCTTCTGCTAACTGCACCGGATTGGCTTCCCTCCCCGACCCTGCTTGCTCTGGAAACTTGTCCACCTCATCCATACAGAGCAACGCAATCGAGCGACTAGAAAGAGCCGAGGCACTTGTTCCCGCCCACCAGACCGAGCATCGCTTAAAATGTTGCTCTAGGATTTTTATTTTGTCGGTGTTGTCTGGTTTCTCTTTGGCTAGGGCTGGGCAATCATCCACCATCGGAAGCCAGCGGGTTTCTGTAAATGATCGGGCTAGATGTTCCGAGGGCATCACCCACAAGACCGGGCAAGGTCGCTCTGCTACTCGATAGGCTAGGCCAGCCAGAATCGTTGTTGTCTTTGAGGTCTGCGCTCCCCATACCAACACAACTCTCCGAATCGAATCATCGCCAAAAGCCTCTAGGGGTTCACGAACATAGGGTGTGAGGGTTGTTGAGTACGCTCCGGGTATGTTCGTAACCCTAGCTGAAAGTGTTAGGTTTTTCTCTGCCCATTCTGGGATTGATAGTTGTTCTCTTGGCTCAAAAAAACTACGACTGAACGCCCCAATGTTCATCTCTTAACCATATAATCTTTTGCATACGCCCACGCTGGGTTCATATGGATTTTATGATGGCACTCAAAGCAAACCGCCAAGAAAAACTCTACCTCGTTTAGCCTATCCCCGAACCTCCCTCGCCTATGGTGAATTTGGCTCGCCATCTTGCTCTGGCAAACTTGGCAGACTGGTGTGTTGCCTAGAAACTTCTCTCGCACATCAGAATAAACCTCGTTCTGCTTTCGTCTCTTGGCAGACACTCGGCGTAGTTTCCCCCCTCGCTTGAGTGGGGTTTTGCGTTTGAGAGGAGAGCGTTTCATCGGTCAAAGAATGGAACATCGTGGGCACATAAATCCCTAAACTCTGGTATCTGCATAAGGGTTTTGTGAAGTGCTACTGGGTCTGCTTTGTCCCTAACAACTGCGTGATGAAAGTGAACCATCCAGTAACTTCCCACTCCCTGCCGTGTCTTTGGGTAGTTTTTGAAGCAACATCCTACGCACATAGAAAACCCATATTTGCTTTCAAAGTTTTTGAGTTGTCCTTTGGCGGGAATAAAAAGCGTTGAGTAGCTTGAGTTCCGGCAGTAGGCCAAGGCTATTCTTGTTGGCTTCGTTGTTTTCATTCGTCAAAGAACGGCAGAATCAATCCTAATAGGCCAAGGGTTGCGATGATGACAAGGAAACATTCGTTCATTTGAATTGAGACATATAAAGTTTTTGATTTTGCGTTTTATGGTTTTAGGCCATTTGATTTTATGGTCGTTTTCATAACCATAAATGCTGGTCACGGCATCCCGCAATAGTTCATATCCAGTTTTGCTTTCAAGAAGAATAAAAAGG